GTACTGAAGAAACACGGGTAAGACACATGGACTACGGTGTGGTCTTATCCGCCTTCTTCTGGAGACGCTTTAAGAACAAAGAAGACATAACGTTCTTTGATCCAAACGAAGTACCGGACTTGTATGAAGCATTCTACAAAGACACAGCTCTCTTTGAGAAGTTGTATGTCAAGTATGAAAAGCAACAAGGACTACGTAAAAAAGTAATGAACGCCGAAGATGTATTCAAAAGCGGCATTCTAAAAGAACGAACAGACACAGGGCGTATCTATCTAGTGTTCATTGACAACGTAATGAACCAAGGTCCGTTTGATCCTGAGTACCACACAATTTACCAGAGTAACCTTTGCTGTGAAATCCTATTACCTACTAAACCTTTTAAACGCCTTGACGATCCTGATGGCCGCATTGCTTTGTGTACACTTGGCTCCATTAATTGGGGAGCTTTCCGTAACCCTGAAGACATGCGTAGGGCTTGTCGTATATTGCATCGCAGCCTTAACAATATTCTGGACTACCAGGACTTTTTGTCCATCCAAAGTAAGTTAAGCAACGATGAGATTCGTCCTCTAGGTATTGGCATTACTAACTTAGCATACTGGCACGCCAAACGTGGACTCCGCTACGGTGAAGCAGATGCTCTTGCAGAAGTTAAGACTTGGCAAGAACATCAATCATTCTACTTGACGGAGATGAGTGTCGAACTAGCCAAAGAACGCGGCAAGTGTTTGGGCAGCGACCACACACGCTACGGGCAGGGTAAGTTTCCTTGGGAACTACGTGCTAAGGGTGTTAATGAATTAACAGACTTTACTCCAGAACTAGACTGGGAAACATTAAGAGCACAAATGATTCAATACGGTGTGCGTAATGCTACCAACGGCGCTGTGGCTCCTGTTGAATCTAGTTCAGTTGTAATTGAATCGACTAATGGTATCGAGATGCCAATGAGTTTGATTTCAGTTAAGGAAAGTAAAGCTGGTTCGTTTGTACAGGTTGTACCCGAATACCACAAGTTGAAGAACAAGTATCAATTAATGTGGGAACAGAAAGACTGTGAAGGCTACATTAAAACAGCCGCAGTTATTGCAGCCTATACTGATCAATCAATTAGTACGAACACATTCTACAATCCAGCTCATTTTGCAGATCGTAAAGTTCCAACAACACTAATTGCCAAGAACTTAATGCAGGCACACATGTGGGGTTTAAAGACATTCTACTACAGCTTGATTAACAAGCAAGGAAGTAAGATGGCTGCTGAGCCAACCCCAGGCACTGCACCCTTAGTAATGAACGGTAATCACTACGAAGACCTCGAAGATGACTGCGAAGCATGTAAGCTATGATACATATTAGAGACGAAGGCGGAATCGTCCGTCAAGGGGTTAACTTCTATCCGTTAACTAGTAATCAGATCGGGTTTGTTTTTAAATTAAACAAATTCCATTTAGTAGTAAGATACAACAAACAATTAGGTATATTTAGATGTCACAAGCACAATACAATTTAACAACAAAGACAGACTATCTACATCGCAAGATGTTCTTGGATCCAGCAGGACCAGTTACTATCCAACGCTTTGAGGAAGTCAAGTATAAGAAAATTGCAGACTTTGATGCAACAGCACAGGGATTCTTTTGGCGTCCTGAAGAAGTGAGCTTGACCAAGGATGCTGGCGACTTTAAAGAAGCTAGTGATGCAGTCAAGCATATCTTTACTAGTAACGTTCTGAGACAAACCGCACTTGATAGTTTGCAAGGACGTGGGCCTGCACAAGTTTTTACTCCGTGTGTATCGCTGCCAGAGTTAGAAGCATTGATGTATAACTGGAGCTTCTTTGAAACAAACATTCACAGCAAGTCTTACAGTCACATCATCCGTAATATTTACAACGTGCCAAAGGATGTGTTCAACACAATCCACGACACTAAAGAAATTGTAGACATGGCCAGTTCAGTCGGCAGTCATTATGATGTGCTTCATCGAATAAACTGCCGCAAAGAACTAGGTGAGGTAGTTCCAGAGAAGGAACATATCAAAGCAATCTGGATGGCACTACATGCAAGTTATGCGTTAGAAGCATTCCGCTTTATGGTTTCATTTGCTACAAGTCTAGCAATGGTCGAAAACAAAATCTTTATTGGCAATGGCAACATTATCAGTTTGATTCTACAAGACGAACTACTACACAAGGGTTGGACTGCATACCTCATTAATCAAGTAGTCAAAGAAGATCCACGCTTCGCTCAAGCAAAGATTGAATGCGAAGCAGAAGTCTACGCCCTATACATGGATGTTATCCGTGAAGAGAAAGCATGGGCAGACTACTTGTTTAAGAAAGGTCCTGTGATCGGGTTGAACGCAAACATTCTAAAAGAGTTTGTGGACTTTACAGCAGTCGGTGCGTTGAAAGATATTGGTATCAAGTATCAGGCAGTGGCTCCTAAGTCAACACCTATTCCTTGGTTCAACAAGCACACAGACACTAGCAAGAAGCAAACGGCTCTACAAGAAAACGAAAGCACAAACTACGTTATTGGCGTAATGAGTGAAAAGTTAGACTACGACGAGCTACCAGCAATTTAAGGAAAGAAAATGAAAGCTATTATTTGGTCCAAGTACCATTGCCCATATTGCGATCAAGCAAAGGCATTATTAAAACAAAAAGGTATCCAGTTCGAAGAGAAGAAAATCGGAGACGGGTTTACCAAAGAGGACTTGTTGGAATCAGTTCCAACAGCACGTACAGTTCCACAAATTTTTGTTGATGATCAACTCATCGGCGGATTCACAGAACTTAAAACATTTTTAGAAAAGGTATAAAATGCTAATTGACAAAGGCGTAACAGTAGGCGAAGTTATTACACTTAAACTTACATCAGGCGAAGAACTAGTTGCAAAACTAACAGAAGAAACATCAACATATTACAAGCTATCCAAACCACAAGTAATTGGTATGGGGCCACAAGGTCCTGGTCTAATGCCTTACTTGTTTACAGTAAGTCCGGACAAAGAAGTTAAGTTGTTAAAGACAACAGTAACAGTAGCCGAACCTACAGACGAAGCATTTGCTAAACAGTTCATCCAGTCAACTACTGGTATTGCACTGGCTTAAATACTAGATGACTACTCCAACCATTGCACCTTCACCAGCTCCGGATACTTCGGTTACCGGACCAAACTTAGTACCTCACACGCATACATTTAATGCGATTACAGGGCTACGGGTTGGCGCGAATGGAAGAGTAGAGCCAGTTTATGATGCAGCTGATGTTCGTGCCAACGGACAAGTAATTGCACTTTACAACGCAGCAACAGCCAAGGGCGCATTTAGTGCTCCTGCTGTTCCTGCCGTAACAGTTGTGCAAGCTGTTCAGAACGTCGAAGGCGACGATGATAACACAGCTGGTAAAGCAGAAGCAGATAAGTTCCTATCTGAAGGTAAGATTACCAAGCAAGAATATGATACACTTACCAAAGAAATTAAGCCGACTGGTACAGGTGTTGCAGCAACAGCAGCACGAAATGGTAACACCATTACTGTTACTGGTGATACGTTTACCATGGAAACCGTATTAACTCCAGGTGGTACAACACTAGGCGATATGATTAAGAAAGTATCGTTTCCTAGAACCATTGCACAATTGTCGCAAGGCAGTCCAGGAATGACTCCTGCACAAATTGTCAACAATCTTGCAAACTTTGCACACAACATCTATGAACCTTTAAAGAAACAGTATCCAAAATGTTTCATGACCAACAGTTTCAGACACGGTGCAAGTATTGGTGGTGGACAACACGGAACCGGACAAGCAGCCGACTTTCAATTCCGCGGAGTACACAGCAGTGCCTACTTTGAAATTGCAGTATGGATGAGTAAGAACCTTCCATACGATCAATTACTGTTAGAGTACTTGCCAGGAAAGACAGTGTGGGTGCATTGTAGTTATGCTATCCCTGGATTGCCAACAGGTGGCACTAGCGTAACTAAGAGCAAACCACAAAACAGACTAGCAACATTAAACGGTGCAGCCGGAGGCAAGTTCCTCCCTAACCTACACGAAGATGTTATTGCTGGTGCAGGAATTAACAGGATCGTAGCCGCATAATGAAAAAGTTTCTTTGGAATGTATTGGGCTTCCTATGTCTAGGATTGGCCTACTTGGGAGTTATTACTCCCGGATTGCCTTATAGCATTTGGGTAGTGGCAGCGGCATATTGCTTCAGCCACGGTAGTGAACGTATGCACAACTGGATCATGAATCACAAGTTGTTTGGACCGTTCTTACGTAACTGGGGTGAGAAGCGTGTCTTCCCACAGAAGATGAAATACTTTATGCTAGGCATGATGTCGTTAAGTCTTGTCTTGATGTACTCCAGTGGTGTAAAACCAATAGGTGTTATTAGTACCGCAGTCTTTATGGCCATTGTTGCTATTTGGGCTTGGCGTTATCCTTCCTCTGTCGAGGAGCACGACCGTAGAAAAGAAACAGGAGAGAAGATAGGATGGCTAAAATAAGCATAGAACAGTTAGTTGAACTTGCATTTGCAGTAGAAGAAGGTGATCCGTTTGATTGGAGTTCTTTTAAGCAAGGCAAAGAGCAGGCAATGAAAATGATTGCCGCAAGTATTCTAGAACAGTTTGATAAAGACGAAGTTACAGATAGCGATCATATTATTATGTTAGCAACTATCACTAAGTTGGTAACAGAGAACATGATTCTACATACTCAATTAATGCAGGCAAAGAAATGAAGTGCGAGAAAGGCGACCTAGCTAAAATTATTCATAGTATTCGTCCTGCTAACATAGGTAAGACTGTGTTAGTGGACAGTTACATTGGACACTTTAAAGCAGGTGAAGAGTTTGAATTCCGCGGCATTCCGTGTAAGGCAATTATAACAGACCATTTCTGGTGGGTAGCTACAGATCACGGACTTAGTAATATGCTAGGCGACACGCCTAAAGCGTATATTCCGGATACATGGCTAGATCCAATTCGTCCGGAAAAACTTGTCCAAAAAGAGAAATCCGATATTGACATCTTTGCGTAAAGATGTTTAAATACAGTATCAAAACGCAATAGGAGAATAGTATGGCCCGTAGATCAGATCGTGCAAAAACACCAGTGCAAGCGGCAGTTCGCCGTCAGTTGCGCAAGCGTAAGTAAGGAGCAAGTCATGGCCCGTAAAAAAGGTTGGCGTGCTACTAAGAGTGTTGTGGCGAAAGC